AAGAGCACTACCTGAAATTTCGGTCCAAGTACTTTCATCAAGGAATCCTTTCATGATTAGAATACCACCTATGAAAGTTAAAGCATGACGAGTAATTCCTAAAATTTGTTCTTTTGTCATTTTATTTTATTTTTATTGGTTACTTTATTTAATATCAGTAGATTCTAAAAGTGTGTATGAAAATTTATTACCATGTATTTTGGCTGCTTTTTTACAGATAGACATAAATACATCAAAATCTCTTACTCGTTTAAACACTTGACATCCTTCTGACCAATTTTCAACCCAAGTAGAATCTTGTCCTGCTTTATGTATGTTAATACCAAACATCCCAGTATCTTTTACTTTTTCATCAAACACTAAGTCTTTGTTTGCATCTCTCCAAACAGTAACATTATCTAGTCTTTGGCAGAGTGCACTATATTTACCTTGATGTAAATCAACAGCCCAAGTAGCTCTATATTGTCCTGGGATTAAACGAGCAACCCCTTTTTTATTATGGAATTGTTGTACGCCTTTTTTACCTGGATCACAAGTAGCCATCCAACAATAAAATTGCCATACACCTTTATCATCTTTAAAAGATATTGTAAGACAATCATCAAAAACATTTGTAACTTTTTTATAAACTGAAGGTGAAGTATTTCTCACACCTACAATATTCACATCATAACTTTTGTTTGACATGTCTTCAAACCATTTATAACCTTTAGATTTAATGGCTTTTTCTATTTGTTCTTTAGTATAACACATATATATCTATTTTAATTTAACTTTCATTTGTAGTAATAGCTCCTTTTGCTTCTAAGAATACCTTTCTTACGTTAGCTGGTTGTGCTATTTTCCATGCTGTTCTTCTTGCTTTATGTAATCTAGATTTTGCAATTCTAGAAACACTTACTGAATTGTTTTGGTTGCCTCCTAAAACATGATAGTATTGAGTATCTTCTCCAACATAAATACCAACGTGACCACCTCCGTTTCTTTTAAATGTTAAAATATCCCCAAGCATAGGTTCAGCAACTTCAGTACCATACTTTGCCCAATTTAAAGCCCATAAAGGTCTTTCAACTACATCTAATCCTGCAGAATAGGCACAATATGCTACAAATAATCCACACCAAGGAATTTCATCGTTAGTATAAATGCTTTTAAGTCCTAAAGCCCCAGCCCAACCTAGTATAACAGGATTGTGAGCTTTTCCTACTATTTCTTTAACTCCAATATGCTTAACAGCTTCTACTAGAATTTTTGGAGATTTTTCTTCTTTTAACCAATCGTAGCTCATATTATTTTTCTTCTTTAAAAAAGTTTGTTAAAAATTTTCCTAAAGCACCTAAAACAATAGAAGTAACTATCATTGCTTTAATTTCAAATGCTGTAAAAATATCTTTAAGATTATCAAACTGCCATATTCCTCCAATTGCAAGTACTGAAGAGACTGCTAAAAGAGTATCTCCAATTTTTCTCCATTTTTTTGGAGTTGGTTTCCAATAATCTTTTCTAAAAGTTAATATTTTTTTCTTCATTTCTTTTATTATACATATGCTTAACTTTCACAAGCAACACAATTATCATCTCTTGAAATTGTATCTCCTCTCAAAATCGACTCAGATCGCATATAATATAACGTTTTGATACCTTCTTTCCAAGCTAATTTATGCACTTCACTAATATATTTAGGTGAATCAGAAGGATCAAATGTTAAGTTTAATGAAATTGCTTGATCAATATGTTTTTGACGGATACCATTTTGACGAACGATTTCATATGGGTTAATTTCTTTAAATGTCAAGAAAATTTCTTTTTCTTCAGGTGACAAGATATGATCAGGTAATCCCATAACAGAACCTTTATCACGAGCAATTTGATCCCAAACACTATCAATATTGTATCCTTTAGATTCAAGTAATTTTTCAAGTGTTGGATTACGTTTGATAAATGTACCTTTTGCTGTTTTTAAGTTAAATACATTTGCAGGGATTGGTTCAATTGAAGGAGAAACACCACCTGAAATATGGGCATTTGATACTGTTGGAGCAATTGCTAAATGATGTGTATGACGTAATCCTGTTCCTTTACACCATTCAGGTTCTCCATATGCTTTAGCTTGATCACGAGATGCTTTTAATGCTTCTTGCTCAATAAATTCAGACATAATTCGAGTGTAGGAATTTGCTTGTAAACTTGCAAATGGAATATCTTTTTCTTGTAAGAATGTATGCCAACCTAAAACACCAATACCAATTGCTCTACCTTTAGATGCTGAGCGGTAGGTATTTTCCATGAAACGAACATTTTTGGCTCTATCAATAAATTCTTGTAATACACCTTCCAAAAACCAGCAAGTTAATTCAGGTAAAGTCATACCATTTTCAAACTTATAGTCTTTCCATTCATCCCAACGTGCCAAATTCAATGAAGATAAACAACAAATGAATGAATGTAATTCGTCTGTGTATAATGCAATTTCAGAGCAAATATTTGTCATTGAAACATGCAAGTTATTCTTTTTATATGCTTTAGGATTTGCATTGTTTACATTGTCCTCAAACATAATATATGGTTCACCTGTTTCTAAACGTGTTTTTAAAATTTCACCCCATAGTTTTAATGCTTTAGGTTCACGTTCTTCAAGTTTGTTCATAAATTCATCATCAATAACAACACATTGATGCATGTTTAGACATTGACGATTAACATCACCTTTTGGACGACGAATCATTAAAAATTCTTCAATATCTGGGTGATTGATGTTTAGGTTAACTGATGCGGCACCTCGTCTAACTGAACCTTGGTTTGTTGCTAGTATAGTTGAATCATAAATTTTAATCCATGGAACTACACCTTCAGAAACACCATTATCTCTAATAGATTTACCACGTCCTCGAATTCGAGATACACCAATACCTACACCACCACCTTGAGATGATAAGCGCATCAATTCAGAGTTTGCTAATGCAATTCCTTCAATTGAATCATCTGTATCAATTCCAAAACATGAAATAGGCATACCTCGTTCAGTTCCCATATTTGATAAAACTGGGGATGCTAGGCATAACCAATTTTTTACTATTGCTTCATAAAAGAATGGTTGTAAGTCTTTTCTTTTTAGGCGACGAGCTGATGCTCTAGACACACGTTTAAATGCTCCAAATACATCTTCATCTGGGAGTAAGTATCCTTTTGAGATGATGCTTAATCCAATTTCGTCCATCCATGTAGGAAAATTTTTCCCTTTTGTCCAATCTGTTGTGTCTATGTTTATACTCATAATTTATAAATCTGTCCAGTCTGCTGTTGATTTTGAATAATCTGTTACTCGGTTTGCGAAGAAATCTTGATGTGTTTTTCCGCTTGTTAAATGGTTAAACCATTCCATTTGTCTTAGCAAATTAGGATCGACGTCATTATAAATTGCAGTATAACCTAATTCAGTAATTTTTTCGTTTGCACGTGCTTTAATAAAGTTTTTCAATTGTTCTTTTGATAAACCTTCAATATTACCCATTTCAAATGCTTTGTCAATAAAATCAAATTCAAGTTTTACAGACAAATCACAGGCTTCATAAATACCTTGTGTAAGTGCTTGAGTATCTAATTCTGGGTTTTCTTCTATTAATGTTCTAAATAACCAACATCCAGCTTTTGAATGTAATGATTCATCACGTACAGACCATTCTACAATTTGGCCTGTACCTTTCATCATATTACGTAATTGAAATGACATCAATACCGCAAATGAAGAAAATAAATTTACACCTTCAGTAAATGCAGAGAATATAGCTAATGAAAGTGCTTTTTCATGTAATGTTTCTCCAGGCAATTCTACTAAACGATCAATTTTTGCTTTTGCTTCTTCATCTTCTAAAAATGCAGCAAAATTATCTAAGCCAAGTTCTTCATTTAAACGAGCATATGCTTCAGCATGAATTGATTCAAAATCAGCAAATACACGAGCCATAGCTTGTACTTCAGGTTTTGGAAACCATAAAGATACTTTTGTTGACCAATAATCGTTTACGTGAACCTCTGTTTGAGCAAACGATTTCAAAATATTACCGATTAGATTTTTTTCAGATTCGGTAAGTTTAAGTTTCCAATCATTTAAATCTGAAGCGAGTGGAACTTCATCTGCTAGCCAATGGGCTCTATGTTGATCTTTGTAAAAATCAAATGCTGTTTGGTATTCAAACGGCTTATAAAAATTGCGAGATTCTGTTATCATGTGTTTAATTTATTATTTTTGGAATACTATTACATAACCCCCATCATCATTTTCATCAAGATCAGGGTCTCCTTCATATGTTCTTTCATAAACAATTTTATAATTTTTAAAAATGGATTTTAATTTTTCTAATGTATTATAATAATCTTGAACTACTAAATAACCCCCAGGTTTTAAAGCATCATCTACTGTTTTTTTAATTTCTTTAGAAAATTGAAAATTGTAAAATGAATGCCCCATATTAATAAGTTTTCTTGGAGGTAAGAAAATATATTTATTAAGATCATGAATTTTATCATCTGGGTTTCCATTTTTGGGGGTATCATATGCATCTATTACTACAGATTTATCTCCAAATATCTGTTTATCTCCTCCACCAAAATCATATATTTCATTAGGGTTAGACTCTAATTTTTTAGCAAGATTATTTCCTGAAATGTATTTATCTCCTAGGTTTAGGGTGTCAGATGTAACCATTTCTTTAAGTATTTTGACTAGTTTCATTTTTTATGCGTTTAATTCAAAAAATTTATTTGCCAACATTCTTTTATCTAAATCGTCAAAATTATCGTTTGACGGTTTTTTAGGTGTAACAGTATCTGCTTCTTCATCGTAATGGCTTCCAACTGAAATGTGACCATTTGATGTGTTAACATCTACTTGAAAAGTTAAGCCATCCATTCCATATCTGTTTTTCATAATATGGAGACGTCCGGTTCCGTTAACTTTATCTTCTTTTTTTCTAGATAACGACATTGAAAGGTCGGTAATCATCATTTTGTCGTAACTACCTGCTGCCTTATCGCCTTCAATGATATCATCTTTGGCTCCCGCGCGATTTACTTGCGAAACCGACCAAATTGGTATGTTTAATTCGCGAGCTAATCCCTTGGTGCTTGTATAAATATCATCAATTTCTCCCTTACGGTCAACATTTCTTTTCCTTGTTGAAAGAAGATCAATGTAATCTATAATGATAAGGTCTGGTTCAATTCCTAAATCTTTTACTTTTTGAATGTGCGCTTCTATAGTACTAATTGTGGTTTTTCCCATAGGAAATTCACGAATAATCAATTCACCTGGTAGATTTGCTGTTAATGTTTCTACGTGTTTTTTATGTTTTTCTAATTGGTCAACAGATGTACCAGTAAAGAAAGCGTCATATCGTCTTCCAGTATAAGCTTCACTTAATTCTAAAGTATAGTGAATGACATTATAACCCATTTGAACTGCAAATCCACCTAAAGCAACTAGTGTCCAAGATTTACCTCCTCCAGGATTACCAAAAATCAATCCTAAATCTCCATTACCTAAACCGCCTTGAACTAGTTCATTAATTTCGTTCCAAGGTGTAGGAACAATTTTTCTATAATCTTCACGGTAACGAGATTCTGTATCACGTTTGTATTCGTGGCCAATGTTTTTATCTTGTCCAGCTTTCATAGCTGATTCAATCATATACTTGATTGAGTCATAATCTCCTGCTTTCAATAAATCAACACTATTCAATAGTGCTTTTTTTAATTGTTGGTTTTTACAGAATGTAGAAAATTCTTCTTGTACATAAGCTAAATCATCAATATCTGCTTTGTATGCTTCGCGTAATTGTTCTTTAACGGATACTTTAAGTACTTCATTGTCCAACTTCTTCATTTCCACCTTTAAGATGTCCATGGAAATTGTTGTATGGTACTTTTCGTAGTACTTAATAATTTCGTTTATAATCCATTTATGAGCTGGATTGTTAAAATATTCGTCGCTTAGTACATCATTTATGTTTTGTAAGAACTCTTTATGTGTTAATAAAGAAGAAATCACTTTCATCTGAAACGATGGTCCGTATTCATCAATTGAAGATAGGGTCATTTTATAACTTTTATTTAAATTTAATAACTTATTGTTGGGGAGCCAACAAATCTTTAAAGATATCTTGAACCCAAAATTCAGTATTTCGAATTAAATTTCCAAGTTGATCTTCATTACACATTTCAACGAATGTGTGAGGGAAAAAGTTTAGGTGAGTATGTTCAACAAATTTGTCTATAAACATTTTGTCTTTATCGCTCATCATAGGATTGGATAAATCCATAACTCTATACTTATCCTCTAATAGATCCACATCATGTATTACTCTTGCATACACAACGTGTTCTTTTAATCTAGTTTCAGCAAGATCAACAATATCATCTAGTGATAAATTTTGAGTTGCTAGTTCGGGGAATTTTTTGAATAAACCTTTAGGTCCTAAACCCTTGATACCTGTAATTCCATCGGAATTATCTCCCATCAATAACTTGTATAACAAGAAATTGTGTGGTGGTACATTAAATTTTTCTTTTACAGTATCTATTGTATAGTATTCTTTTTCAACTGGGCGATAAACGATTACTTGTTCGGTTACCAATTGTAAATAGTCTTTATCACTGGATACTATGAATGCTCTGTCTTCGGGTTTTACAGGCAAGATATCACTTAAGTAAGCGATAATATCATCTGCCTCTATTCCAGGTAGAGATACTGTTTTAACAGGTAGTGTTTTTAAATATTGAATGATTCGAACAATTTGATCTACCTTTGAATCGTCTTCTTCCTCTAAATTATCAAACAATTCATGTTTAGTAACTCGAGTAATATTTCTATTTGATTTGTATTCGGAAATAATATTTTTTCTATTATTGGAAGAACCCACACCATCAAACACTACATAAACTTGTGTAGGTTGAATGGTGCGAATTAAAGCTCCCAAAGATCGAAAGAATCCTCCTAAACCTCCAATATGGACTCCATTTGAGTTGACGGCATTAATTGCACTAAAATTTCGAAAGAAGAGATTGAGTCCATCTATGAGCAGGAATCGCTCTGATTGAGGTGTTTCTTCACCGTGTTCTTGTATGTTATTTAAGAGATTTAAGAGGTCTTTCTTCATATTAATCTTCGTTTTCAAATAAATCTGGTGTAGGTGCTTTTTCATCCCACTCGCTGTTATCTTCTTGTACTGTATAAGTACCTTGACCTAAAATATCGGCCCATTCAGTTGAGTGTGCATCTTTATATTTCTTAATAACATTCGGATCATCTTTGATAAATCCATGTACTGTAGAAACAATAGTACCCATTGTAGTGATTCCATTGATATGGTTTTTATCACAAGCAATTTTTGTACGTAATGCAAATTCAACTTTCTTCTTGTCTTTAACAGCGTTAAGTTTAGAAGTACCAGCATTTGTAACGTTTCCAAAAGTCAAACACAATGACACGTCATAATAGAATGTATCTCCACCTTTGTTTGTCATTCTAGGTTGTGACATTGGAGTTAGAGCTGGAGCAACACCTACTTTGTTTACAATAAATAAGGTATTCGTGTATTTTGAGCTTTCCTTACGAGACATTACAATCTGTTGATTAATAAAGTTCCCGAATTGAGTTGCAATAGCTCCTGCGTTCCACATTGGATTGTTTTTACCTTGCTCAATTGACATTTGGCATGGAATTGAACCAACTGAATCCCAAATAAATAATAGATCATATGGTAAATTGCCTTTCTTTTGTTCTGTAAGTAGATCAATAATAAATGCAGCAATATCTTCAATTGAATTCAATGAACTTCTATCTCGATAGATAAAGAATCCTGTTTGATCCAAAATTTCACCTGTTTCTTCATCAACTACATCCTCAATATCAAACCCTATTGTTTTCCAGTGGTTCCAATCGTGTTTCATTTCGGTAATAATCAAGACAGGTAAAACTCCCATTTTTTGAGCATTAACTGCTACCTCAATGGTCATAGTAGATTTTCCAGTGTTTGATTTTCCTCGAACCATTGAATTATGACCCATAGGAATACCAGGGATAGATAGTGCTTCTTGCAAAGCTGGAGAAAATGGAATCCATTTTTGCTCCTTAAACTTAATGTTTGATGCTAAGCCTTTATTTGCTTTAAATTTATCTAAGCTAAAGGCGGTTTTTAATTCCTTATCCGCCGCCTCTGTTAGCGATTTTCTTCCTTTAGCCATAACCTTAATTTAAATTAAAATGGCATATCATCATCCTCATCAAACAAATCATCAAATTGATCTGCTTTAGATTTCTTAGCTGCTGGTTTAGCTGAAAGACTATAGTTTGTTTGGGGTTTTTCTTCTACTCCCAATTTACCATCTGCAGGAAATTCTTCTTCTTCTTCTTCAGGGGTTAACCATTCTTGAAGTGCCGCTTTGATATCATCAAACGGAAGTGGTTTGTAGATTTCTTTTGGATTAACTTGATCGTCCAACCACAATTCCAATTCTTTATCGTCTTCAGACAATGGAGACATTTTCATTGAAGGTTGAATTGTTGTCTTGTTATAGACAGTACCAGTTGATTCAGGACCTACAGTAACTAATTTTATGTCACGACCAGTCATGATGTCTGTGAAGTCACCTACTTCTTCATCAGCAGCCATTTGTAAGAATGCCTCGTAAATTTCTTTACCAAATTCCCATAAATGAACACCTTCAGATTCTTGTCCACGAACGATTACAGGAGCAAAGATACGAACTTTCGGATCTAATTTTTTAGCCAAACGCCAATTTTCTTTATCGTTTGTACCACGAAGTTGTTTTGCAAATTCTGCAATTGGATCTTTTTCACCCCAGTTTAATGGAGAAGCGATTAATTTTTTACTACCAATACCATAGTAGAATTTCATTTCCGTAAATGGAAACTCTTTGTTGTATTTGAAAGGAACAACACGAACCGTTTGTTTACCAACTTGGGGCTTAAAGCGCTTTGTTTGGTTGTTTGAGCCACCACCTGATGAAGGTTGTTTTTGCATTGACTCAAGTTTTTTCTTAATTGCATCAAGATTCATAATATAACTAATTTATTGTTTACAACGTTTAATATAATAACCTTTATTTAAGAGACCAAATTATTTTAAAAAGATGACCATTCACTTTCACTTCTATTTTCACTTTGATAACCTACTTTTTTAGCAATTACCTCACCAGAAGAAATATTATTTACATAACAACCATACCATCTATCATTAGTATTTAACCCATATGGTACTAATTCAGATAGTGGTATATCTTTAGAATAATCTAAATCTGGTTCTTCATCAATTCCAAAGGTTTCTATGTAAAAATCATCATCTAGGAATACATCTGTAAGTGGTTTTTTAAATTTAACTATTAGTATTTTTATATCTTCTAAATTAACTTCATTGGTTTCACTTACTAAAGTCCATGGGTAATTAGTACATAATATTGTTTTATTAGCCCCAGTATATCCATTAGGGGTAGAATCCCCACTAAAACTTGAAGGAATATTATCTTCAGAAATACTTGGGGATATAACTATATCTTCTTTTCTAGCTTCAGGAGTATCTAATACCCAAGTAGCATATAATATAACTTCTTGAAGATCTTCATTAATTTGAATTCCTGCAAGTTTTTGCATTCTTTTAAATTCTTCAGATAGAGTTACTTTTTTCATAATTCAACTATTTTAAAAGAAAGATTCTCTATTGGCTTCGATGGCTTCAAAATCTAATTTAGGATGGTCTTTTTTAAGTTTAGCTAATGCTGAATTGAAAGCTATGTTGAATTCATTACGATAATATAAATCTAATCCTTCTTCTTCTGCTATAGAATCAATATATTCTCTCATATATCCACCTTCTTCAGTATCTAAAAATGGATTAAAGGCCTCATTTAATTGAATCCCTGCAAGCTTTTGCATTCTTTTAAATTCTTCAGATAGAGTTACTTTTTTCATAATTCAACTATTTTAAATATTTTTGTATTCAATTGTTTAATCTCATTGTGTTGAGTTAACAATATACAATTTCTATAGTGGTGCCAGTTTACTGCATAATTTGTATCAACTACACCACCGTTTAATTTCTTAATTAACTCATTTAGAGCATTAATGGTATAAAGTGTGTTTGATTCTTTTTTTCTATGTACTAGAATGGTGTTTTCGGGGATGTCGTTGATATTACCTTGATCAACATTATATGTAATAACATATTCGTTATTGCTTTTAACATGCAATACAAACATTTTATTATACATGATGGAATAGCGTTTTGTTAATTCATCAACCAACGCCTCTAAATCCTCTATTGCAGTAAAAGTACAAAACAGTCTATTGTTCATCAATAAATTATCAAATGTAAAATCATAGTCGAATTGATTATACATACGACGAGGGTGGTCCAAAGTACTATACATAACTTTTATTTAATTTCGTGGTAATTTTTACCGTCTTTTGTTTTAATTTGTAACTTATATTTGTTAAATATTCCTAATATTTCAAGCATTACGTCAGGTTCGTTACTATCATAGTCAAATAAAAACGAATCATACACATATAACACTAATTTAGTCTTTTTTCCGCGTAATATCTTAAATATATCATATAGTATATTAACATTATTTGCGGTCTCCAAGTTTTGGAGTATATAATTTAAAAGCTTTTGAGGATTCATTTCATTCATCTCTGCTCTTACAAATTCATGTCCTGAAATAGGGCAAATAACTTTTCCACCGTATTGGAATTCATCCCACAGTTGATCTGTATATGCTATTACTCGTTTGAAAAACTCCAACTCTTTATACTCTTTCCAAACTCCGCCATAGATTTGCTTAAACGTGATTTCTTTTGCTTTGGCGTAATCAACATTATACATTTTAGCAAAACTGCCATGGATATCACTACTATCAAAAGTGTAGTCAAGTAAATTAGCAAGAAGGGTAGGGTGATAAGCAGAAATATCCATCTCGATAAACTTATCATTGCGCGGTAAAAAGCATTTTCGTTCTCCATTTTCTTTATTTAAGGCTGAAAAATTAATATTATTAAATGTATTTGAGGGTCTTGTTGTTAATGTGTTTAGATTGTATTGCGTGTATACAAACTCGTCTATTTGTTGGTCAAAGTACTCCTCAAACAACAATGGATCCACTTTGATACCCGCTCGTTCTAGTTGATTAAACACCAATGCTGCTTTGTTGTAAAATGGATTTACTTCACCTTTAAAGTTAATATAGTTTTGTTCACATACCTCATAATGTTTAACAATCGGTACAATAGTGTTTAAATTTGGTACTTGCGGATACCTGCTGTATAATTGCGTGTGAGCCGTTGTTAATTGCGGTATATACGTATGTGGGGAGGGTAAGGGTTGGTAACAATGCTTAATGGCAAAATAATGTAAAAATTCCTTTCTATCCTTTACATAAATTCTTTTTATACTATTTAACAAGTCTTGAACTTGCTCTATTGTAGAATTTATTGTTTCACTATGGTTAATTGGAATAATATATCCTTTTGTGTCTTTTTTTGGTCTAAGATAAACAGCACATACATCGTTTTCAACTGGGTGTAAGTTGTGGGAAGTGGGGATTACTTCAACATAAACATCTTCATGTTTTAAACTTGTAAGTAATTCAATGTGTTTAGGGTCCTCTATCAGCCAGTACATGCTGTAAAGATACTAATTAAATTTTAAAAAACCAAACCAGAATTAATATCCTCCACCTCCTCCACTTATATTCCCTGCATTTCCCATGTTTTGAGATTGAGGATAAGAAATATTTGGATTTTTTAAAGTATTATTTTGAGATCCCAAGTATTGTGTAAAATTTCCTTTAAAATATTGAGGGAATCCAGTCCAACCGTTAAGAGAAGTAGCTCTATTTACACTAGATGCATTGAAACCAGCTACTTGGGAAGGATCACCTGTTAAAGACCATTGTAATGTTAAAACAGAGTATAAATCATATGCCATTTTAGGGTCTTGACTTTTTGTTTTATCATAATCAGTTTGAGAAGTTTCGTAATATATTAACTCATTATTCTTTTTACAAAAGTACCTCATAAAGTAACCACGTTTTTTGTCTTCAGCAGTTGGTAAAGTTAAAGAAAATTGAGGAATAGATCGTGTTTGAGGAGAAATAGTACTACTATAAGAATATTTTGGTTCTTGAAGATTAGTTACAATTAAATTGTTTGGGGGAGTTTCAATTTCTACTCCGGCTTCAATATTACTTAAAAGTGGTTCATATGGGTATAAAAGTAAACTTGGTTTTTCTTGTGGGTTTTTTCCTGTAAAAAGTTGTCCAGTAGATGTTTTATAATAATATCCTATGTAAGATTCAGCAACCGTTGAAAATTGGTTTTGTGACGTAGTATATTCCCCTCCATTAGTATATAGATTAGTTTTAACTTGGGATTTAGGATAATATGCCATACTAATAAATATAATTAAACGTATACTTCTGTTTTGGAAGGATCATAAGTAAAGTGCCAGTTTTCATTAACTGATCTTCCTTCATACCAAGACCACCCATATTTAACACCATTTTTCTTAATCCAATCTTGTACATTTTTAGGGTAGATATCAATAGCTTTACCCCAACCATGGTTGGATGTTCCTGGGAAGGCTGCTGCTGTATCGACGGTACCTTTTTTACGTCTTTTAGCTCCTGGTTTTGGAGTTTTATCAGTATATGATCCACCGGTAGATATATAATATTCCCAATCAAATATAGAACTTTGAGTGTCAAATGTTCTATAAGCAGAGCTTAAGCGAGGTTTTAAACCTTCTTTTTTCATATCTTCTACCATTCTCATAAAGGCATCAGCAGCTTCAATGGCTAATTTTTTATCCCCCATTCCTACACTTTTTAATGCACTATCCGAGAGTCTTCCATTTTCACCTTCAGTACCTGCAGGGATATTAACTGAAGGAGCAGTGTCTGATCGGGCTTCTTCTGTTTGACTAAGGAAGGATAAACTACTAGTGATAATATTATTTATAGGGCTTGTTCTAGGAATTAAAGTAGTAGTAATACTAGTTTCCCAATCACCATTTTGAATTTTATGATCAATGCCCGTTACTATAAAGTCTGTAGTTTTAGTATAGCCAGGAGGTAAAAAACTAGTATCAACAGATAATTCATTGTAGATTTTAATTCCCCCTATACCATCCATTGTAAAAGACATATTATAAGGGATAAAACCTATTGAACCTGCAAAAGCTTTATCTCCATCTTTTTGGGAGACTAATGCCTTGAAGTATTCAGTTGCTATCTCTACATTTTCATTTATACGTGAATCTACAAAATGAGGCATAGTTAAAATTGATCTTTATATTTATCCCACCAATCTTGTCCCGGAGGTTGAGCAATAACATTTTTAATATAATTATATGCCCACCCAAATACGTTATTAGGGGTTCCATTATTTCTCATTAAAAATGTTCCACGTTTACCAGTTGGATCATATGATCCTGCTTTTACTTTAGCATTTCTTTTATCTACAGTACCTTGACTAATACTTAAAAAATCAGTTCTTCCTTGAATGAATGTTTTAGATGCTTCTTGTTTAGCTGGGTCTTTTATAGCCTCATAAACACTTTTAAGGGCATTTAAAGCAGATGTATCATCTTTATATGTATTAGGTTTGGTGGCTCTTACTGCTGCAATAGCAGTTGCTTTATTTTGGATATTTTTCCAAACTGTAGATACTTTTGAAGTACCTTTCGCAAATGCTGGTTCGTATTGTCCATCTCTTTTTATTGCTGCTGCTATTGAAGTTGAATATGCTCCTGATCCTACTCGATTATATATAGACTGAGCTATGTCTGCTCTTGCTTGGTCATCTCCGTCTTCAAAAAGACATATAGTTAATAAAGACCAAAAATCAGCATCACCCCCTGTTACAGCAACACCTGTAGTAGATGCAGGAGAAGATACAGTATTATTATTTGTAGGAGCAGTATCAACTCTAGTTTCTTCAGTTTGAGAAGTAAAGGATAAACTACTGGTGATAACATTATTTATAGGGCTTGTTCGAGGAATAAGGGTTACATTTATACTTGTTTCCCAATCCCCATTTTGTATTTTATGATCTACTCCTGTTACTATAAAATCAGTAGTTTTAGTATATCCTGCAGGGAGAAAACTAGTGTCTAAAGATAATTCATTATAGATTTTAATTCCTCCTATACCATCCATAGTAAAGGATATATTATATGGAATAAAACCTATTGACCCAGCAGACTGTTTTTGTCTATTTTCAGCATCTTTAAAGTTAGAAGAAACTAATGCTTTAAAATATTCAGTTGCTATTTCTACATTTTCATTTATACGTGAATCTACAAAGTGTGGCATACATTAACTTATTTATTGAGGAAAACATTCCCATATTTTACCTGCTCCTTCAATCCCAAAACATCTTGCTGTCCAATTCATTGCTTGTTGAAAACTTGCTGCTGTATCATCTTTATCAGTTTTTCCAGCTTTTTGAGTTTCAGAATCAGCTGCTAGTAATTCACTTTTAAATCTATCAGTTAATCCAGCATTCCATCTAGCAAATGCGGTTGCTTCTGTTCCTTTAACATATCCATTAGCTGTTGCTCCAACTGTAATCATTGTAGCATATTCTGGGGTTATAGCAGTTTTTAAATCAACTTTTCTTACAAAAGTTGAAGAATCTTTAGGACTAGTAACACCATTACCATATCCATATAATTGAAGTTTATATCCTGGGTTTACTGGTTCTTTTGGGATAGGGGAAGATTCAAAAATACGTAAAGTATTAGTATCTTCATCAATTATTGGTTCAAGGTTATTTATACCACCCATTGCTTTATTTATCCCATCACACATAGATTTAATAAAATCATAAACTGAAATATTTCCTCTATCATCTGTGTTTGAGGTCATACTTTCTGCTATAAAATTAAAATTTAAATAAATATTTAAAGCAAAAGCAGTATTAGTATCTGGTCTATACCAGGCTCTTAATTGGGGGAAAATTTTTTGTTGCCACGATTTTTCTCTATCAAAATGATTTCGTCTTACTACACATGTTCTCCAATCAAAAGAAATTTGTTGGGGTAAACATAACATTAAATTATTATTCTCGTTAGTATCTATATTAAATATATTTGGGTTATCATCATAATTTGATTTGCCTGTATTTATACGAGTTATAACTTTTTTCTTAAGCAAATCAAGTAAATATCCAAATCTAATATAATATTGAGGTTTATCTAAATTTAATACAAAGGCATCCTCACTTTCAAATCCTGTTCCTTTTAAAGGATTATCAATATTTTGTGTATTTACAGATTGAGTCGATCTATTAGGAACTTGAGCGAATGAAATCGGGATTTGATTTGAGATTGATATTTTTCTAGGGTCATTTTCTATTGCAGATAATTTTCTTTCTTTTGGAGTAGTTCTTAAAACATCTCTAGTCCAATCAGAAAAAAGAGCAACAGGTAAAAAACCTTCTTTAGTTTTATCAAAATCAAAATCACTATATTTTGTAAAAAATGCATATCTAAACTTAGATACTGGATTTTCTGATTTAGATAGTTCTTTATAGTTTTTACTTTGGTCACCTGAATCAATATAATCTTTCCATACAACATCACTAAAGGTTTGAGTTTCCGTAAAAACATTTGCTGTTCTTTTAGACTTAAATACTAATCGGGCTCTTTTTATATTTCCAATTTCTTGTATATCATACCCATATCCTTTATAATATTCTGGGTCTCCATTGGCTTCTGAATTTGAAGAGGCTATCTTTTTGGCTTCATCAAATGTTAGTTGTCTTGCTGCTACACCAAAAAGACCATAATATCCTTCAACTAAATCATCAGGATTAATAAATTGACCTGTTTCATCATTTTTCCAACCAACAGTATATGTTAGAGTTAATTGATGATCAGAAGTAGTAATTACATTACCTCCTATAGTTAATAACCTTCCAGGATATGCTATTGGTTGATCTACTCCGGATGCATCTTTTGTAGAAATAGTAATTTTAGTTCCATTAGGATTTTGATTTAATACTCTAAAAGTATGAAGTAAAGATAAAACAATATTATCTTTTCTATGTTGATCTAAAGTATCATCTTCTGTTAACCATGCTGTACCATTGTCATTAACAAATTTTATTGTATTATGAGCAGCAGGTACATTAACCTTTAAAGATTCAACTACATCTCCTAAGCTAATAATAGTTAATTCTACATTATATGAACCGTCTGAATTAAAAGACCAATTAAAATTGGATACTTTTCCTAATAAAGCATCAAAATTTCCATCATATAATTCTCTTACTTTAGTTATTTGTCCTGTAATATCAGCAAATGATCTTTTTGAAGACCATGTTGGATTAAACCATAATTTATTATCTTCAATAATAGAAGTATACATTTTTTGTAACTTACCATCTTTATCAAGATAAATAGAATTACCCCATTCAATTAAGACAGTATATCCTAAACGCATATATAACAAATCTAGAACAGCAAGTTGATTTCTAGTTTGGGCAGTAAGTTTAACTGTAGCTTTTTTTAATGATCCTCGGTTTAAAGATTTTACCTCTAAACTTTCTATACCGGGCATAGGTATTATTCCAAAGTCTGGGTCTGCGGTGTAAGCTCCGTTAATTCCTATAAAGTCGGTTTTTTGAGATAAAATTCCATCAGTTCCTCCGTTACCATCGTCAATTTGAGACATAACAGAGATACCTCCAAATAAAATATGGTTTTTAGCAAGACCCATTCCTTTTAAGGTATCTAAATCTGCTCCACTATATCCTATTTCTTCAAGTTTTGACCCAGAAACTGAAACTCCAGAAGCCATTTTAATAAAAGCATTTCTAGAATTAGTATAAATTAGTGTTTCGTCTGTTCTTAATGAATCAAAAGAAATTCCACTACCATGAGCTTTTTGTCTAACCTCTATTTGTTTTTGAACATAACCTGGGATTTGCTCTCCTACTAGTGCCATAACTTAATATTAAATTGATATATTGTTTAAATTTTGGAAATTTGAGATTATAGTTGGAATTCTTGCAGGTGCAGGAATTCTAATTTGGGCTCCAACATTTGGATATAGAGTATCATTAGGTTGGGATGGGTTTGCTCTACTAATTACCCACCACAATGTAGTATCACTATAGTAAGTCAATGCTAAAGTATCATATCTATCTCCTTGACCTGTATATAAATAAGTATCTGCAGAAGAAGGGGGTATTAGAGGATATTTTACATTAGTATATCTTCTATTTGTATTTTCTGCAGTTTTAACTATTTGAGCTACGCTATATCTATTCATATTATTATGGTGCAGGTATAAATATACTTCCTTGATTTCCTAAAGCCAAGTTTGGATTGGCAGGTGTTGAAGGAGGTGTTGTTGAAACTGGGGATGAGAATATTCCTTGGTCTAATGGGGATACAAAATTTGAGGCTTCTTGTTGTGTTACAGGTCCATAAGGTATTTGGTTATTTTGTTCATCTGTTAAAGATGTTCCTGGGGATGGAGGAGGAGTCTGGGTTGGTATTGTATCATATCCATTAGTATTTTGGTCCTGTAAAGCAATATATCTTTGTGGTCCATATACTGGATCTTGGTAAATAATGTTATCTTCGGTAAAGTCTGCAGGATTAGGTAGGCTACCAAGTTTGGTAATTTCTGGTCTAAATCTATGGATTGGAGTAAATTTAATTTTTACTTGAACCATATGAGGAACCTGTTTAACAAATTCATCAGGATCAGGAGTATCAAGAGGAAGATTAATTTCCCAAGGAGATTCATCAGGAATAGATAAATCCACTGAAGAAATAAATCCTGGTTGTTCCCAAAGCCAGTTACCTAAAGTAATTCGAGATAAATTACCACGAATAAATCCATTAGTAGAATAACTAGGGGCCATTGAAGAGGCTAAATAGTTAAGTTTTTTATATATTGGTAAAAGTTCTTGTTTTGATTGAGCCGCTACAGTAAATCCAATAGATATATCTCTTTTAAAGGATTCGTATTTGTAGAAATTTTCTGCTCTACCCATATAATTTAATGCTTTCCAATCAGCACCATATGAATCAGAAAAGTCATCTAAAAGGACTCTGAAATGGAGCCAATTAAGTTGGATTATGTTACCAAATCCAATAGTATCATTATCGTAAATTCCTATACGAAAATCAACTAAATCTTTTGTTAATTCATTATCAGTAGCAGTAGCACCTTGATATATAGGAAAAGCATTTATTAAGTCTGTTGGACCTATTACTTTTCCTGGGTTTGATGGAGTTCCAATTTTTCTTTTACCTTCTTGGTAATTTTTTCTATTTCCTCTAGCACCAGCTCCTCCAAAATTAGTTCTTTTTTCAATATTGCCAGTATTTGATCCATTTGGATTGTAGCTAGGGGAAGAACTTAAAAATATTTGTTGTGTTGGAGTTGAAGTATCTAAAAGAGGTTTTCTAAAATCTTCACCTACTGTTGGTGTTTGAAAAGGATTGTAAGAAGCTTCAGATAATTGTTTTCTATCCCATGTTAAATAGAGTAAATTATCAGTTATAGGAAATTTAGAAATGGTAAGAGATGAAACTTTTCCTGTTTTATCAGTGGCGTATTTTATTTTAGTTTTTCCTATACCTAAAGCTGAATCAGGGCCTCCACCATAAGACATAAAATAACCCGCATCTTGGGTTATATTATATGTTGAACCAATATTTAATGCTATTGTTTCAGCAACTGTTATGTATGATAATTTACTTAATTTAATTAAACGGTTAGCTTCACTATCCTTAGTAGAAAATTGTTTTTCATCAATAGCATCTTGATACGTTCGTATAGCTCCTGCACCTGGGAGTAAACCAGTTGGGTCAATTCCTTGTTTGAGGAGAGTTCCCCCAAATAGGCTTAATCCAGCTTGGGCTACTGTTGAAACAGGAGTGTAAATACCTCCATTTATAGTACCTGCACCATATGCAAGATTATATGATGCTTCGGTTTTTGGGGCAATTCTAGAAAGTAAATTTTGTTTAACTATAAACAATTCTCCATTAACACTTCTATTATCTGTAAAATATTTTGTTAATCGTAAAACATCATCAGCTGTTCTAATAATACCAAAAGCATTACCTCTAGTTAAAAAATCAGGACCCCAAGCTCTAGAATTATATCTTATATCACTTTCAGATGTTATATCAAATGAAGTAGAAAATTGACCTCCTATACTACTAATGATGTTTAATGGAAGGGTACCTAAACTATTTAAAAAATATGTAGGACCTTGATCAGGGATATTTAATTTATTA